CTAATTTTGGTTTATAAAATTCTATCTCAAAAGTTACCCATAGTTCACCTATGGCCTGTGTCGCGTTTTGCATTCCAGAGGTGGCTATATAAAAAGTTCCCAGGTCGTACAATCGTATGTCTGATCCTAGTGGTACAGCACCGGATCGGACGTATAGATTTTCTACTGTAGTTTGGCTTCGAGCACATTCTATTGGATGTACGAACGAGAGAGAGGGTTTTGATGAATTGGCATATTGATAATTTTCCATGGTACGCTTGTCGGGAAAGGGAGCATTTATAGCATTATACTGTGTTGCCATAATCACAGTACCAAGCGCAGAGCTTGCCGCAGATGATAATACTGCGTCAGATGAAGTACTCTTAAATTCAAATATCACACCACGAAACATATATTGTTCAAAACTGGTTGCGATAGAACTTAACCAAGGAAAAGTTGCGATTATTCCTGGATTCAAAGGATACGACTGTATTGCAAAATTTGTAGATGCGTTAATGTCTCCAAGATATTCGCGATGTCTGACTATAATAGCGCCGTCTTTTGAGCTATTCACAATCATTGGTGGACTCATTCCACCGGCGATTAAAGAGTTGTCAGTAACTCTATAGTCGCCAAATCCAGTAACCATTTTAAATAGAGTTTGGGCCCCGTGGCCCAAAACCGCTCCCAACTGAGCACCAATTGAATTTGGGGGATTTGGATTTATCCTGCTTGCTCTTGGGACGTCTTGTTTTTCTCTGATGACTACCGTCTGTACCTGCGGTCTCTGTGGCCGAGGATTTCTGTTTTGATTCTGTTGTTTCTTCTTGTTGATTCGTTTTCGAGGCATTTTCTGGAGGCACCATGGCACAAGCATTGCCATTCCATCTTGTACCAACAAAATGTACAGCATTATGTTCTTGATCAGAATTAAATATTATTTCAAACGACTGGTGCCAAAGTGGTTTTATTACTTCTATAGAATCAAAATATTTTTCTAATTCTAATTGAGTTGATATACTAATTCCAAAAACTCGTTCAAATAACTTCCTTGAGTCTTCTCCTATGGGTACGCGTTTATGCTTAAATAATACAGCCATCTCAGCTTGTTTACGTTTGAAAGATGTTAAATGTTCTGAAATTTTTGCAACCTTATCTTTAGTTAGTCTCAAGCCCATATTAGCAATAGATGTTACTACCGGACAAGCTGGATATTGAAACTTAAAGCTAAGTGCTTTCGATTTCAGTAGTCTTAATAAAGTGTGATCAGAAGAGTCCATATATCTTGCATCTGACCATCCAAAATTCAGTAATACCTTGACAGGATCTGTTAAAGCTTGTTTATCTATAAGGCTAAATATCATGCCACAAAACGATGCGGTATTTAGTTCATCGTGCTGAATTAATTTAATTGTGAATCCCAATCTAGCATATTGCTCACTAGTGGGACACTTTCCATTGAATCTACATAATCCATCATCACCCC